GACTCGATTTCAGATAGGTTTGCGAGGGTGGCGATCAAGTCTGGGCTGAGAGCACCGGCAATTCCTGGTGTCAAAAGCGAAGCGACTGACGAAGATTTGACGTTTCACGATCTTAGGCACGAAGGCATAAGTCGTCTTTTTGCAGATAAAGAAAAAGACTACAGTATTCCTGAAGTTGCGGTCATTTCAGGCCACATCAAATGGGACACTCTTTCGATTTACACTCAGTTAAATCCAGAAGATTTTTAGGTTTCTAGTTGGGCTGAAATGTAATCTGCGACACCTTCCGTTGGGAAGAGATAACGCTTTCCCATTCGCCAATGAGGTATCCCAAGGCTTTCATCATAAAGCCTATTATAAATTGTTTGCTTATTTGATTTGACTACTTCAGCTAAGTCTTCAACAGTCATGAAAAGCCCATATCGGCTTTCTAAAACTTCAATCATCCTTCCGCTCCCTCTAGTAACGCATAGCTCTTGAGGCGATTTAGATACCATATAGCCTTTTCTAAGTCTTGAACTCTTAGTTTTGGATCGGTGGATTTTTTGTCCCACCTCCATAGATATTTCAACGCATTCCCTTTTAAGTAACCTTGAAACCCTTCAGCAGTCATGCTGGCTTCGATGGCTTCTATAGCTTCTATCCCCTCATCACTTTGGTAATGATCAGGGTGATTAACAAGGTCTTCCATGCTTTATTATTATTTTTGTTTTCAGTTTTTAAACTATACCTTTAATTTAGTACTAACGCTACTAATGTAGACGATTTGTTGTGGTTTACAATAACATTTAATGAGTTTGTACTAGAACATTTTGACGTAAACGGCAGTCAGGTGTTGATTGAATTTATCAAGTGGAAGCGTCTTTAATGATGCTCTTTTAACTCCCACAACTGAAAATTTACTTGTCGGATTTTTTTTAACTAAACAGATCGCTTCTTCGTTTGTTGTGGTCATTTCTACCCAATTGGTTTGTAAATCTTTTGTTTTTACAACACCTAGTTTAGATCCGATAGGGAAGAATTCATTTTGTTTGTCTACTTCAATTATTGAAATGAGACCTGATAGTAGGTTAATCAACCTATTTGAACTTGCAGAAGGTGTTTTACCCGAAAGCGTTTCTGGGTGGCAAGGATAGTTGGTGTATTTGGGCAATTCGCCTGAAAAGTTTGGGTCAATTTCAGTTGGGCAGACTTCTAAAAAATTAGCTAATTTAATAATTGCCGTAGAGTTCAGCACAGTTATTTCGGTGAGGTAGTGACTAAAGGCACTTTGCGTCCAACCAAGTTGAGAAGCTGCTTCGGTTTGTGTCATGTTCTCAACTACTTTCTTGTTCTCCCATAGGTTTCTCAAGTTTTGAATCACTTGAGTTCGGTTTGGTTTTTTCATTTTTTCTACCATTGAGGTGTCCAACTATCCACTTGCTAGTTTGATCTATTGATAATCCGTGACAAAAGTCAGGACTATATAGAGGTTTATGCCAGTTTTTTTGGGTTAGCACAATAGTGCCTTCTTTAGAACCGATTATTACTGCGACTACTACTTTATAGTCGCACATCATATCTAACCAGGCAAGTTGGAGTGCCGAGAGACCAGTCTTAATCCTTGTGCTGGTTCGCTTAGGCAAGTTGACATATTTATATTCAACGAAAAGTGTACCGGCAGGCCCAGCATACATAGCATCTGGTACCCCGCCGGTATACGTATCGTGAATCTTCCACCTATATAGGTCAGGTGGAAGTTTCCGATGCACGGCTTTGATAAAACCGTGTTCGTTCATGCAGGTTTAAGCGTGCGCTTCATACAATGCTTCAGCAGCTTTGTAATCAGCTTCTTGTACCCAACCCTGCCAATCGATCTTGACGTTGAGGTAGGTAGCTCCAGCACGGTTTTCTACAGAAACTGTAGACAGTTTCCAGAGACCAGCGAAACGATCACCGCCTTTCATACCAATCTGTGTGTTCCAGTTCTTGGAAACACTCAGCTTGGAGTTGGCGAAGTCGAACAAAGCTGGCATGGATGTCTCACCAGTCTTAGGGTCTTTGGTGACCACTAAGTGACTGTGTGTCTCAGAGATTTGGAACTTCTCAGGAGCATCTTCTTGAGCTGCAACTAAAGCAGTAGCTTCGCCCATTGAAGAAGTTTTGCCGACATAGCCACCGCCAGCTTCGCGTGTGCGCCAGATGACATAATCTGTGACGAAGTTAATACTGATCACGTAGATCTCATCGCCCATCAGTTCGCCTGACAGTGAGTTCATGAACATGCCAGCTTCAGCGCCTTTGATGAACTTGGGGTGGTGCTTGTCCACTTCATCAGACATCTTTTGTAGCTGTTTGATTCTTGGAATAGCCAACTGATCGCCCACGTTTTCGTTACCGCGAGAGCCAGATTGGTTGATGTATGCTGGGACTTTATCGTCCGCTAGTGCAAGTGCTTGATTAGCCATAGGTTGTTACCTGTTTAGTTATAGAGATCGGAAGTTAAGTTTTGTCAGTTCCCGCATACTTAGCCCAGGAATGTCTCCGTAAGTGGATACATATTCTCGGATTGCAGTGGCGGATAACCGACGGTGCAAAAATTCTAGTAACTTGTTTTCGATAATGAAGCCGTATACTTCGTCCCAGTTATCGGCATTAGGTACTAGCTCAGTTGCGACAGAGATGGTTGCGTTGTCATTAGCCATGCGCTTCAGACCCGCTTCAGCCATCTTTGCCATCAGGTCACGGGTGATCTCGTCTTCCCGTTCCTTGAGTTCTTTGACCTCAGTGTTGAGGTCTTTAATTTGTTCTTTGACTGTTTTTAGTCGGTCGATTGTTTCGTCTAGGTTCATACGCTGATTGCTCCTTTGGTTCGTGATTCAAGCCAATATTCGGTAAGCGTTTTGGTTGGCTCCCAGTTCAGGTCGCGTTCGATACTTAAACCAAACGGCAGTTTTACTGACGCTAGTTCTTGCATTGCTACGCTTCCAAGTTCTGGTTCGCCCATGCCTAAGTCGCATAGCCCAAAGAAGATGGCATCACCGCTATCTATGCTTCCGTATTCAATTTCGCTGAGAAGCCATGTGGCAGCGCCCGTTGGGTTGAATAACTTTAGGTAGGGTTTACGGTCTTCTTCGGGAAGGTTTTGGTTTGAGAGCAGTTGTTTTTCTATTTCTTTAGTAATTAGCTTCATGCTGTTTTCCTGATGTTGTTTAAATCATTTAAAATCGTTAGTAGTTCTTCCATTCGACCTAACTTGCCTTCTAGTTTTTCGTAAACGTCAGGCTCCCAAGTGTTTTCTGCAGCAATCCGAATGACTTCGGTGCGCTTGGTTTGACCAGCTCGGTAGATACGTCGATTGAATTGTTGATAGTGCTCAGCGTTGTAGGTAGGGCTGGCCCAGATAATTGAAGTGGCGGTAGTCATAGTTAAGCCATGCCCTGCGGATTGCGGGTGGCAGAACACGACTTGCAACTGACCGGCTTGCATCTTGCCAACTACATCAGTGCGCTTGTGTGCAGGAGTACTGCCATCGATGACACCGTATTTAATCCCGCGCTTCTCACACTCACTGACCATATGGTCGCGTTCATGTTTCCAGTTGAAAGCAACTAGGCTGTGTGCTCGCTGTTCTATTAGCTCCATAACTAAGTTGTAGCGGTCAGCGTGGACACCAATCACATTGCCTTCGTTGTCGTACAGAGCACCTGTGCATAGCTGCAATAGCTTTTTGATCTTGGCACCTGCATGAACTGCGCTGACTGTGCCTTTGTTGGTATGCAGCACAGAGTCGTTAGCTAGATCTACATATTGATTCATGATTGCGCGAGGCAAAATAGTAGCCACGGTACTAATAGTTTGTTCGGGCATATCAATACATTCTTCCAAACTGAAACGAATGTTGATGTCCAGTAGTGCACTCGCAACTATCTCTTCTGCGTCATCACGGTCTACCCACTCATTGGCAAAGCCATTGAAACGGCTGGTGCATACAGCGGATCTGAATGAATAGAACCTGTGACCAAGACGCTCACCGTCGTCTACCAATAGAGTAGGGTGCCAAATGTCTAGGATGGAGTTGCTGTTAGGCGTACCGGACATGGCAATGCGGTAGTCGAACTGCTCAATAACTTTTGCAATGGCTTTACTGCGCTGACTGTCTTTGTTCTTGAACGCTGTGAACTCGTCAATGCAGATGGTGTTAAAGCCAGCAAGCATGTTCTTGTTTTTGAGTAGCCACTTAACTGCATCGTGATTGGTAAGCACGATGGAAGTGGACTCGTTGAATGCTTTGAGACGGTTCTTGGCGAACGCAACTGAGTAAGTTAGATCAGGTTGGAACTTGTCTATGTCATCTGCCCAGCTTGCTTGCAAGATAGACAACGGCGCGATGACTAGCATTCGACCTTTGTCTTTTGGCAGCTTGGCATACGCATCGATGACGCTTCTGGTTTTACCAGTGCCTGGGTCTGAGGTAATTAGAACTTTGTGTTTCTTGAGAATGAAGTCAGTAGTTTTTGTTTGATGATCAAATGGTTTAAACATAGTTAGTACATAGTTGATTAGATTGAAATAGTATCATTACTAATATTATTACGCGATATTTTTTGTGGTTCTTTTGTTGGGTTCTGTTGAAAAAATGTTGGTTAGAATTTTTGTACGCATCTCAGCAGCGT